TAGTTCGGCGTAGCTCCAGATTTGTGTGTGCAGCGCTGGGGCGCCCCGACGGGAGGTCGTGCCGTGGCCCGTGTGGACGATCTGAGGGCTGATTACGACCGACTCGGCGAGATCCTGGAAGGCGAGTCGGACGGGTCGAAGGCGGCGGCGTTGGTGCGGGAACGTCGGCTGGTTGGCGAGCTGCTCGAGGCGCTGGAGACACCGTCGGAGGTGAGCGTTGTCGATCAGCTGGAGTCTCGACGTCGATCCCGCGCCGGCGATGCTGGTTCTGCCTCCCGCCGCCGCCAGTCTGGATGAGGCTCACGCTGCGATCGAGCTGTGGGAGCACTACTCGCGGAAGCGGTTGGATCCGACTCAGCGCCTGACGGTCGAAGTGATGATGGCGGAGACGGCCGATGGTCGCTGGGCGGCGTCGACGACGGGCCGCGAGATGCCCCGCCAGAACGGCAAGGGCGACGAGATCGAGGTCGTCGAGTTGTGGGGCCTGGTCCAGCGGGCTGAGGCGATCCTGCACACGGTGCACGACGCGGTGTTGCTGGCGTCGCAGACGCAGCAGCGGATGCTCGCGGTGTTGGAGCGGCCGGATCTGCGTCAGCGGGTGAAGCGAAAGTGGCAGGGCACCGGTCAGCAGATGATCGAGATGCGCAACGGCGGCGTGATCTGGTACCGGACCCGTACGGGTGGCGGTGGACGTGGCGTCGATGACATCGCTCGCCTGGTGGTGGACGAGGCGCAGCACGCGACGGAGGAGCATCTCGCTGCGGTTGCGCCGACGCTGTTGGCGAACTCGAACCCGCAGCTGAACGCGATGGGGACAGCTGGACTGGAGGGCCGGTCAGACTGGTGGTGGAGTGTCCGGAAGCGGGCGCTTGCTGCCGAGCCTGGGTCGTTCGGGTACATCGGCCACACGGCTGAGCGGATCAGCTTGAACGACCGCGGCCGTGTCGTGCAGCCGGTGGTGGATGTGCAGGACCGGAGCCTGTGGCGTGCGGCAAACCCGGCGGTCACCGCTGGGCGCGGCGGCGGCATGGAGTTCCTCGAGGAGCAGCTTTTCCGACTTGGTCCTGCGTCGTTTGCTCGTGAGCACATGGGCGTGTGGGATCCGCCGGCAGACGGTCCCGGTGGCGGACTGTTCGATCTCGACGCCTGGGCGGATCTGGCGATCTCCGCTGACGTCGTGGAGCTCGAGGGGCGCCCGTCGCCCGTCGCACTGGCGGTCGCCACCTCGCAGGACCGGGAGTGGACCCACGTCGGCCTCGTCGGCATGCGTGCCGACGGCACAACCCGCCATCTGGTGGTGGCACGGTCGATGCGGGGCACCGAGGGAGCGAAGGCAGCGGTCGAGGACCTGATCGAGAAGTGGTCGCCGGTCGGGTTGGCGGTGAATCCGGCGTCACCGGCGGGGTCGCTGATTCCGGAGTTGCGGACGATTCCGAAGGTGCGGTCGAAGCGGTGCCAGCTCTGGGAGGTGTCTCCTCGGCAGGAGGCGCAAGCGGTCGGCATGTTCTTGGACGGGTTCGCCGGCCGCACCGATGAGGGTGACGGTGAGCCGTCGCTGTCGCATCAGGGTCAGCAGGTGCTCGGCATCGCAGTCGAGCACGCCGAGCTCCGCAACGCCGGTCAGTCCCAGACGTTCGATCATCGGGTCGAGGGCGCGGATGTGGCTCCGTTGCAGGCGGTGACGTTGGCGCTGTTCGCGCTGATGACGTTGAAGTCGAAGCGGGCCACGGTCCGCGCGTCGTTCCAGTGAGCGGAGGTCGATCACATGGCTGACCTGCTCAACGCTGAAGAACTCGCCTTCGTCGTTAACAAGATGTGGGAGATGCGGGCGGCGGAACAGCCGACGCTCGACAAATACCACTCGTACTGGCGTGGCACCCAGGAGCTCCCGGCGTGCATCCCGAACGGGGTGCCGACCGAGGTGCGGAACATGGCGGCAATGTCCCGCATCAACGTATGCCGCCTCGTCATCTCCGTCCCCGCCCAGTCGCTGTTCGTCGATGGCTATCGGGCTGAGGGGGAGTCCGACAACCTCGAGCAGTGGGACGCCTGGCGGGCGAACCGGAAGAACGCCGGCCAGTCAGCGACATGGCGGTCGACGTTCGCCTACGGGGCGTCGTACGACCTGGTGTTGAAGGGTGACCCGTACCCGGTGGTGCGCAGCCTGTCGCCCCGACGTCTGACCGTGGCGTACGGCGACGATCCGAACTGGCCCGTGTACGCCTTGGAGGCCACCGGGCAGCTCGGCGCCGAGTGGAAGCTGTACGACGAGTCCCGCATCTACACGCTGACCGAAGGCAAGAACTCCGACAACGAGCGTGTTTCGAAGCTCGTCGAGGACGGCGTCGCCGAGCACGGCATGGGCGTATGCCCTGTGGTCCGGTACCGCAACGTCCCCGACCTCGACGACGAGTCGACCTCCGAGCTCCACGACATCATCGCCCTGCAGGACCAGCTGGACTTCACGACGTTCGACATGCTGGTCGCCCAGCACTACGCGGCGTTCCGTCAGCGGTACGTGATCGGATGGACGACCGAGGACGAGAACACGAAGGCGAAGGGAGCGGCGTCACGCCTGTGGACGTTCGACTCTGACGGCGACCCAGAAGCGGTGAAGGTCGGCGAGTTCGAGCAGACCGACCTGTCCGGCTACCTGAAGTCCCGGGAGGCGACCTTCGAACACCTCGGTGTGCTGTCGCAGGTGCCGCCGCACAACCTGGTCGGCCAGATGGTCAACCTGTCAGCGGAGGCGCTCGTCGCTGCGGAGTCGTCGTCCCGCCGGAAGATCAACGAGCTGGAGACGTCGCTCGGCGAATCGACCGAGCAGCTGTTCGAGCTCATCTCCATCGGCATGGGCATGGAACCACCGGAGTCACCGGAGGTCCGGTGGCGCGACACCGAAGCCCGTTCGTTCGCCGCCACAGTCGACGCCCTCGGCAAGCTGTCCAGTCTCCTCGCCGTGCCGCCCCGGGCGCTGTGGGAGCGGATCCCCGACATCACCGAAGAGGAACTGGCCCGGTGGACCTCGATCGCAGAGGAAGGCGGGGAGCTCGACACGCTGCTCCGCCAGCTCGTCAGCGGTCAGACCTCACCGGACGAGCCGATCCCGGCGGTGTAGCCGGTGGCGGCCAACCGGCTCACCGAAGCTCACCGCCTCGCCCAAGCCCGTATCGGCGCCCAGACCGCCACCCAGATGCTCGCCGTGTGGAACCTCCTCGACGTCGAGGACCTCGGTGCGACGACCCCGACGTGGTTGCAGGCGGCCGTCCCGCTCGTTCGTGCCCAACACCGTCAGTCGGCGGTGCTCGCAGCTGACTACCTCCGGGTGTTCCGGGCGACCCAGCTCGGCACCCTCGACGGCCCGACCCCCACGCTCGCAGTGTTCGACCCCAGGCGGGTCGCCACGTCGCTGACCGTGACCGGCCCCGTGGCCCTCAAGTCGGCGATGTCCCGAGGGATGGCGTTGACCCAGGCCACCGACATCGCACAGGCCCGCATGGCCGCCGCCAGCCTCCGCCAAGCCCTCGACGGTGGCCGAGAGACCATCGCCACCACCGTGGCGTCCGATCCCGAAGCGGTCGGGTACGCCCGCGTCACCTCGGGCCGAGCGTGCGAGTTCTGCTCGATGCTCGCCGACCGCGGCGCCGTCTACTCCGACGACACCGTCCACTTCGAGGCGCACGACGGGTGCTCCTGCAGTGCGGAACCCGCGTATCGCTGACAACCCTGCCAGTCCCCTCGACCCAGGTGGTCGAGGTTCACCGCCCCAGGAGGGCCAACCCATGCCAGATGACCCGAACCCCGACGCGCCCGAGCCGCAGGTCGACCCGGACACGCCAGACCCCAACCCCAACCCGGAGCCACCCCCGGCGAAGAAGCCGTGGGGCGACGACGCCGACTTCGACCCGGACACGGCGTGGAAGCTCATCGAGAACCTTCGCAAGGAGCGCGACGACCTGAGACCCCTCGCCAAGAAGGCGAAGGAGCTCGAGGACGCCTCCAAGACCGAGGGGGAACGGCTGGCAGAGCAGGCCGCCGTCGCAGCGACACGGGCCGAGGCAGCGGAGCGCAGGGCGCTCCTGGCCGAGGCACGCGCCGAACGCCCATCGCTCACACCGGCGCAGGTCGCCCGGCTGCAGGGCGACACGGTCGACGAGCTCCTGGCGGACGCCGAGGAGCTGTACGGCCCCGCCGAATCGCAGGCCACCCCGAAGCCGACACGTCGGCCCACGGAACGCCTCACCCCCGGCGCCGTTCCCGGCGCCGCACCGGAACCGTCCGACGAGGACCTCGACGCAGTCGTGGCCCGATCTCGCCGGTTCTGAATCCCCGCACGACCCCGCCATGTGGTCGACCGCGGTCCACATCACATGACCACAAGGAGGTCACCCCATGGCGAACACCTTCCTGAAGGCCACGGTCATCGACCGTATGGCCCTCAAGCTGCTCGAGCGCGAGATCGTGCTCCCCAAGCTGGTCTGGAGCTACGCCTCGGCGAACTTCCAGGGCGCCTACAACGACACGGTCACCCTGCGGCTTCCCGCCGTGGCGACTGCCCGTGAGTACACGTTCCGGAACAACCGGGCCAGCGAGATCACCGTCGACGACCTGACCGAGACGAGCGTCCCGGTCACCCTCGACCACGACATCTACCACGCAGCGGCGATCACCGACGAGCAGCTCACGCTGGACATCGTCGACTTCGCCGAGCAGGTGCTGATGCCGCAGGTCAAGGGTGTCGCTCGCGGCGTCGAGGACCTCATCGCCACCACGATGGCTGGCGCCACCTACGGCGACGAGCTGAACATCGCCGACTCGGCGAACGGCATGTGGGGCACCCTCGTCGATGCTCGCCGGCTGCTCAACGTGGCGAACGTCCCTCGAGACGGTCGCGTGCTGCTGGTCGGCTCCGACATCGAGGCCGAGCTCCTCACGGACGACAAGTTCATCCGTGCCGACTCAATCGGTGCGCCGGCGACCAACGCGTTGCAGGACGCGACGATCACCAAGGCGGCCGGGTTCACGATCGTGGGATCCAACGCCATCGACCCCGAGGTGGCGTACGCCTTCCACCCGACCGCGTTCGCCTTCGCGAACCTCGCGCCGGTCGTGCCGGACGGTGTCGTGTCGGGCTCCCGCACCTCCGAGGCCGGTCTGTCGCTGCGCTGGATCCGGGACTACGAGGCGCTGAAGCTGCGTGACCGGTCCGTCGTGTCGACCTTCGCCGGCTGCACGTCGGTGGAGGACGACGGCTCGAGCAACGTGCGGGCCGTCCGCATCAACTTCCAGGGCGCGAGCTGATGGCATCGCCTGCGCTCGCGACGACTGACGACCTGGAGGCCCGAGGGGTCAACACGTCCGATGCGTCGCGAGCGCAGGCGGCCCTCGACGACGCCTCCGCCTTCATCCGAGACGTCGCCTCCCCGGAGGACTGGCTCGACGACGACGGCAACCTCGAGACCGTGCCCGACATCGTCGTGGCGATCTGCTGCCGCGCCGTGCAGCGGTCCCTTGACAACCCGCAAGCCGTCCAGGCCGAGGGGATCGGGTCCTACAACGTCACCTTCGCCAACTCGTCCCCAGACGTGTACCTGACGAAGGCGGAACGAGCATCGATCCGCCGTGCCGCCGGCAAGTCCACGCTCGGCGCGGTCACGATCGAATCCCCGTACGCACCCCGCACCGACCCCGACGACATCTACATGAACGTCGCCGGTGGTGGTGATCCGATCCCGATGGGTCCGTGGCCGAACACCTCGGAGTGACGGTCCTCGTCCCCATACTGGGACGACCACATCGGGTAGGGCCTCTCGTCGAGTCGATCAGGGCAACGTCGGACGCAGCGATCGTGTTCGTCGTCTCACCCGGAGATGTCGAAGTCCATCACGCCATCGACGCCGTCGGTTGCGACGCTGTCGTCGTGGCCGGCCCTCGGCCTGGCGACTACGCCCGCAAGATCAACGCCGGCATCTCGGCGACGTTCACGCCGCTGATCTTCACCGGTGCCGACGACCTCCTGTTCCACCCCGGCTGGCTCGACGCCGCAACCGCCTGCCTCGCCCCCGGTGTCGGGGTCGTCGGGACGAACGATCTGGGATCAAAGCGAGTCATGGCCGGCGACCACGCGACGCACAGCCTCGTCACCCGCGACTACGTCACCGAGTTCGGCACGATCGACGAGCCCGGGAAGCTGCTCCACGAGGGCTACCCGCACGAGTTCGTCGACGACGAGCTCGTCGCCACGGCGAAGCACCGTGGCGCCTGGGCGTTCTCCGCCGACTCGCACGTCGAACATCTTCACCCGAATTGGGGGAAGGCTCCGATGGATCCGCTCTATGCCCGTCAGCGTGACCGGATGCGCCGTGGTCGGCGTGTGTTCATGCGGAGGCAGCGACTGTGGACGTGACCGTCGTCGTCGGCACCTACGGCGGCCCCGAGTGGGAAGAGCTCGCCGCTAGCCGAGCGATCCCGTCCGCTGAAGCCCTCGGTGTCCCGGTCGTCCACTGCCACGCCGACACCCTTCACGACGCCCGCAACGGCGCTCTCGCCCAGGTCACCACCGAGTGGGTGTGTCACCTCGACGCCGATGACGAACTGGAGCCCGGCTACTTCGACGCCATGGACCGTGCGACCACCGGCGACGTCCGGGCGCCGGCCGTCCGGTACGTGTCCGCCACCGGCCACGCCCGAGCCCCTCGGATGCCGAGGGTCGCGGGCCACCACCACCGTTGCCGCACCGAATGTCTGCCCAAGGGGAACTGGCTGATCGTCGGCTCTCTCGTCCGCACCGACATGGCGAACACGGTCGGCGGCTGGCGTGACTTCCCCTGGTCGGAGGACTGGGATCTGTGGCTGCGCTGCTACCTCGCCGGTGCGACGTTCTCCGCCGTCCCTGGTGCTGTCTACCGGGCGCATGTGCGGCCCGACTCCCGTAACCGCAGCGTTCAAGGTGAAGCCCGCCTAGCGGCACACAGGGCGATCGCCGAAGCGAACGGGGTGCCGGTGTGATCGGATTGCTGGTGATGACTGACGGACGGGACACCGTCCACGACGCCATCGCCTCGGCTGGCGAAGCTCTCACCGGCCAGATCACCTACCGGGTCATCCACGACGACTCTGGCGATCCCGCACATCGAAGCGAGCTCGCCGACCGATACCCCGGATGGACCGTCATCGGCGGCGACCGTGCCGGGTTCGGTGGGGCGATCCAGCGGGCGTGGCGTCACGTCCGCGACCTGCACGTCCAGTTCGTGGCTCACCTGGAGGACGACTTCACGTTCACCCGACCGGTCGACCTTGACGCCATGGCCGGTGTGCTCGCCGCCCACCCGCAGCTGCTACAGCTCGCCCTCCGACGCCAGCCGTGGAACGCCGAGGAACGTGCCGCCGGCGGGATCGTCGAGCAGCACCCCGACGCCTACGACGACCGCACCGACGGCACTCATCACTGGTTGGAGCACCGTCGGTTCTGGACGACCAACCCGAGCCTGTACCGGCGGGAGCTGTGTGAGCGGAAGTGGCCCGACGGTCAGCACTCGGAAGGCCGGTTCGGGCTCGAACAGTTCCGCGACCCGGGCGCAGTGTCGGGGTTCTGGGGCACACGGGACAGCGGCGAGTGGGTTCACCACATCGGCCATGAACGTGTCGGGACCGGGTACTGAGCCGTGACGGTCGTCGCGGTGTCGATGGTCAAGGACGAGGCGGACATCGTCGCCGCAACGGTCGCCCACATGTGCGACCAGGTCGACGCCGTGATCGTCGCCGACAACTGCTCGACCGACGGGACGAGAGACCTCCTCGACGGGCTGCCGGTGGCGGTGGTCGATGACCCGGACCCGGCCTACTACCAGTCCCGCAAGATGACCGCTCTCGCCGAGATGGCGCGGGTGGAGTTCGACGCCACATGGGTCGTCCCGTTCGATGGCGACGAGTGGTGGTACTCGCCGCACGGCCGTATCGCTGACGTCCTCGAACTGCACTCGTCGCACGTCGCGACCGCCGCCCTGTACGACCATGTCGCCACCGGCGCCGATCCCGACATTGACGACCCGGTGAAGCGGATCGGCTGGCGACGACGAAAGGCCGCGCCGCTCCCGAAGATCGCCGTCCGCTGCGCCCCGGATCTCGTCATCGCCCAGGGCAACCACGACGCCACCTACGACGTACCAGCTGACCGGGTCGACGGTCTCCTCGTCGTCCGCCACTTCCCCTACCGCTCACCGGAGCAGATGGCCCGCAAGGCGCGCAATGGCGCCGAAGCCTACGCGGCGACCGATCTCCCCGAGGACGCCGGCGCTCACTGGCGTGCCTACCACCAGCTGATGGTCGCCCACGGCGACGAGGCAATCCATGACGTGTTCCGCATGTGGTTCTGGACCGCTGATCCGACCACCGACCCGACGCTCATCTACGACCCGGCGC